CATGAACTTCCAATAAGTTTATTTTGCAAATATATTCAAGTATTTTCTTGGATGAGTTTATTCAAAAAAGTTAGCGGCATGAGATCTTTTTTTAAATTAACGAGACAAGAGTTTCGTTCTTTAATCAAGACTGTATCTAAAAGTTCTTGGTTAGATAGAAAATCCTTTGTTGAAGCTTACAGAGGAGAAAAGTATACGTTAGAAGATATGGATGTTCTTTTTTCTGATGAACATCGATGGGACGATATTGATGAACGTGATTTACTAAAGTTCATCACTTGTGATGGATCCGCTATCCATTATGAGGATTTTAGGCCTTGGAAAAGGTACTACGTGAATGAGGGCTATTTGAACGTTGATCTTTACGTTCATGAGTTGATGAAGGAGTTACCTCAATTCAATGATATTCGAGAAGCTATAGCTGGGAAGACAAAATTAGCTAGGCTTACAATGGCTTATCAGTCGATTGTTAAGTATGCTAAACCTCGGCATAAGAAAAGAAATCTTCTTAGGAACAAGAAGATGAACTCAATTTATGAAGACGCACTTTCCTTCATTGAGAAAAAGTTGTTAGAGAACAATGGTGGCGAAAAATATCAAACCATTTCTTTAGACAAATCGGATTCTATTTTACCACATTCTACATCTGCTGGTTATTCTTACATTGGTAGGAAAAAATACGAAGTGCAAGAGAAAGCACTCAACAAAGCAAAGTGGATGGTCGATAGAATTGAAAATGGCGTTAAGGTTCATTATATTCCTTGCGTTTTGGCTCTTCGTGGACATTTATCTCCTGAGTTTGAGAATAAGAGTCGATGCGTTTGGGTTATGCCTTACGAATCAGTAATTATTGAAGCTTCAATCTTCTTTAACATCTATGATAAGTTAAAGAAAGAGGAATCTGTTATTCCTTTTATTACTGGTAGAAACGCTTTAAATCGTTTTTGGTCTTACATAAACGAAGTATCTGGTTATTTTGTATCTTGTGATGTTTCGGCATGGGATGCAACTCTCTCTAACTGGATTATGTCTGATGCTTTTGACATGGTTAAAAAAGTAATTCAGCTAAAAGAAAAAGAAGATTCCGTTTTTGAATGGGTTAAATACAATTTAATACAATCCAGATTTATGTTACCTTCTGGTTTAGTATTTTCTACCGAAGGTGGAATGCCTTCTGGTTCTTATCTCACCTTACTTATGAATTCAATATGTAATTGGATCATTCAAAGATGTTGCTTAATTTACTGTAAAATAGAGTTTTATAAGCAATCTATTCTTGGTGATGATAATTCATTCTTTACAAATTTTCTTCCTAATAATTTTAAAGAAGAATACGCTCGTGTTTTACTCTTCTTTTTTGGTTTGGTTAATTCTCCAGCTAAAACTGAAGTTTATGAAAGAGTACACGATAGAAAATTTTTAGGTTATAAAGTTCAGGGTTTACATTTAACTAGAAAAACAGAAGAATGGTTCTCACACGTTCTTTATCCTGAAAAACAAGTAGGTAGTTTAGCTGTTAGTTTTACTAGATTATTCGCATATTTTATGATAGGTGGTGTTAATGATATTAGATATTATGAGTTTTTCGAATATTTCATGGGCACATATGAAAATGAGCTCCGGATTCTGAAAACTTTGTTTGATGAATCTTTATTATCTATAGGTCAATTAAGAGTTTTTAAGGTAGTATTAGATTTAGATTTAACTGAATTTGCTAGTTTCAGTTTTGATGATTTTCTAAATTATAATTTCATTCATGTACCTTATATCTTTACTCTTAAGAGATACTTAAGAAATAAGTAATGGGTTTTTTAGCTTAGGCTTTTCCCATTTGTATATAAACATGCATAAAACCGTT